TCACTCACTCTCTTTTAAACCAGTTTTAACTGTTTGTGGTTTTGGGTAAGGCTGGACTTTGAATAGCTTTGTGTTGAGGCGTTTTCTGGCCCTCTTGTTCAGAAACCGGATGTAACGAAACTGACGGAATTTATGAACACTGGCTCTGTCGATATTAGCCCTCAGATGTTCACCTCGCTGTCCGCCTCGTTTAATGGCATTCCTGCAAATCTCGTGATACCACTCGCCATCAAGTTCATAGAATGTTGATTCGTGGCTGCCTACATAATCAAAATTGCTTGCCTGATACACGACACCAAGACAGCCACAACGCTCATCTGCAAACGACTGAACCCACTGTACCTGCGGATAAAGCTGCCTGATTAGCTTGAGCGCGTAACTGATTGCCCTTGATTCGGAGTTTCTCGGCATACAGTCATGCAGCCATAACCGGTTAAGCTCCATATATTCACGGTTCCGCGTGCCCGTTACGACGCGTGCACCACTGTTTGGATTAAGGGCATAGCCCCATTGCATTACGCCAACCAGCTCCCGTTCTGAAAATATGCCCAGATGAAGGTAGGAGTTATTTACGAAACGGTGGCTGTAATGTTTATTGACGATGACCAGTCTGGCCAGCCAGCAACTTATTGTCTCAACCCGCAACTCACGGGAGCCATAACCAACGATATTGTCGTTATAGCGAATAAGTTCAGGCGTGCTGATGATACGGGATGTGACTTGCTTTCTGTTCCCCACGACAGGATTTCCTTGTGTATGTGGGGTGCTCTGTGGCGCTCGGAGATGTGATTTGATTGAGGGTTTTACAGCGCGGACATTTTACTTCCAGATAACTGAAACTGGCCCGTGCCAGTAGCTTATTGCAGTGTCGGCACCGTATGTTTCGATACATGGCCGCATAACCTCCTGCTTTGTTGTTGATGCCTTTCTCATGCAATCGATCGACAAAAACGATCGATTCGATTTGTTAATTGATACAACAAATAGATTGAAAAGTCATCAACAATGATTCAGGGCGGTGATTATTTACTTAAAGAAAACGAAGACTTAGGTGGTGAAAACGATCATAAAATGATCATTTTATTGACTTTTTATACAGTGAAGGTAGGATCGCGCGTATATGTAGTATGTTTCAAATCAACAGGATACTACATAAAGGGAGGTCCAGATAGTTACAGCTATCTGGACCTGGAACAAATTCGCATCAATGCTTTACTTCGAGCTCGTGTCGTATCCTATGATATTCCCCGGTCTCCTGTAAAGCAGAGATGCATAAAAAGGAGATCTTTATCATGGATAAAGAGCCTGTTTGCCCTGCCTGTAAGACTCCCTTACAGCTCATCTATCGCCGTTCTCGATCTCAAAATGGCAAGACATACAAACCCCAAAATGCGTCCTGTTTCAGGATGCTGATATGTCCTGCCTGTTCTCCCCGGAGGGAAAGTACACAAAACGTGCATTAACAAATTCACCCGGCAGGGAAACCTGCCGTCGGTATTGTTACATCATAGTACCGTCAGTTCCGGGCTGAACCGGCTCTGGTTGCTCTACGGCTTGAGGCTCATTCTCCGTGCTGTTTTCAGCCGGAGAATGGCCAACCATTCGGGCCAGCACTTCATCAACATATGCGTCGATTTGTGCCTCAAAATCCTTGCGAACCTGCGCCTTCAGCACGCGGTTCACTTCTTCAGAATAAAGTGCCTGTTTGACAAGCTCTTCAGTAACCGTGCCTTTAATCTCTGGCATGAATATTCTCCTTTTGCAGGTATATTGCCCCGTTATCAGAGCGGGGTCGGGTCGTTTGGGGATGACGGTGCCTGTGCTGTTTTACTGAGTTTTTCAGCTGCCGCATCATCAATTTTACGGCGAATATAATTTCTGATGACCTTATAACCGCCGCTCACCAGATATAACGCACTGACCACTGCGCAGAAATAAAGCAGCATTGTATGAACGAATGTCATATAACCTTACCTTTGATATTGACTACATAATTCGTTATCGGGTAAAAACATCGAAGCGACTGATAACCACTCCTTCGGGAGTATTTTTATTTTCCTTTATGGGTTAGGTAGCTCCCGCCAGCCATATCATGACCGGCGGGATTTTTTATTCTGTTACCGCTTTTTTCACTTCCACCACAATGCTGTCAATCAGCACCGGGTAAGTTGCATTTTTTGTGATATCCGTTACGCGGAGTTTGTCCACCGGGAAAGTTCCTACTGGTGACTGCGTCAGGGTAAACGCGGCACCATCCTGACCATCAATAACCGGAATAACCTGAAGGCTGTTATTTCCTGCAAAACGGAAGGCCAGCGTATGCCATTCATTATCAAATGCACCAAAGGTTCCCAGTTTCTGGTTATTTGTTGCCACTTTTGCATTGTGGTACATCACATTCAGGTCTTTTGCGTCTGTCTGGATGTAGAACGATGCCAGCAGATTATTCCCTGCATCCCCTGTCAGGGTGACACCCTGCGGCAGAGAGGAAAACCGGCCAGTAAAGCGCCATGACATACTGGTTTGCCACCAGGTCGCCCGGTACTTTAAAACGACAACTGATTAAACCACCATTTTTCAGCAGTTCAGCACCAGTACCGGCATCATGATCCAGATACCAGGATGATTTACCTGTTCCTTGGTCAGTTTCATTGCCTTACCACCTGTGCCTCCTGCATCACTGATAATTTCAGCTTTACCGCCAGCCGGCTCCCAGCCCTGGGCTTTCAGATTTCCTTCTGACTCCCTGACACGGTAAGACAGCAGTGTTGTGGTTACTGCTTCAGTTTCTGAAGGTGACGGCACTGGTGCTTCAGTTTCAGAAGATGGAACATCGGCTTTTACTGTGGTTCGCCCCGCATGAGTCAGAACTGCCGTGGCCAGACGGTCGGAAATAATCCCACGACGTGCCCATGAACTGAAATGGCTGGCCCGGTCCGTAGATGTCCAGGTGGCGGCACTGTTACGCCACGTTGAGCCGTAATAACCAATGGATTCAATATCCGGGTCTTCTGCCGGATTGTTGGTGGGTACATTCGCGCCATTTTCATCTGTCATTAATGGGACGAAATGAATGTTTTTATCTGTTTTATTTTTGTAGCCGTCATAGATTGCCTGGTATGCCTGTTCGTTTTTCTGTTTCCAGAAATACGTGGTATCACCACAAATCCACGGAACGCCAGCAGCACTGCCACCGGTACACTGTTCCGCCTGTTCAGCCAGGTCTGCGCGGAATTTTTCCACCATCGCCAGAAACAGCGCAGAATGCTCCGTCGGCTTCGCATCAATATCAAACTCGCCCTGCATCCACACCACAGCAAGCAGGCGGTTTTTCGGGTTCTTCGCCAGTGCCGCTTTTGTCCGGCTGATTAAGTCCTTATACAGCGGCTTATCCACACCCCAGCGGGCTGAGTCCTCTGAAGCACCCGTGCTGTCACTGTACGTGCCGTCAGCACCCGCCGTGAATGCAGAACCACCACGGCAGCAGGGAACCAGCAGAATCCCCGCATCTGCCGGAATAAACGGCAGCAGTTTTTTGGCAATGTGAAGCCCCTGACCCACGGTGCCATATTGCCCTTTAGCCACATCCGCTTTCGGGTGATTTTTTCCACTCATATCCTGCACATCATGCAGACAGTGGTCGGCCAGAATGATGTCGTTATACTGACAGGCTTTACCTCCCGGCGTGACTGTACTGCGACGGGCTAACTGCATAATACGCGGTTCGGGGCGGTCATATGTCTCCGGCAGTGGCAGACCTTCACCGTAAGCCATACCGTTTGACTGACCAGCAAGAACCACCACGTAATACCAGGAAGGGGAGCTGGAAGCAGTTTCATTTCCTGACGGACGGGTATGTGTTTCAGCATTATCCCAGTCTGACGGTTCAGCAGTACCGGCAACATCAGCACTTAACGGAATGACCGCACCAATACCCGCTCCGGTAATTTCCACACTCGGATCACCGGATACTGGCCTTACCCACAGGCAATCCCGTGTATTAAAACTGATGAGACAGTCAGCAAATGTCATTCCTCCTTTTGTTTCGGCCGGAGGAAAGGGAGCCTCAAGAAATGCCGCTGTACCACCGGAAACTTTAACAGTAAAGTTTCCGGGCATTGATGATAGTTGAACCCATTTGGACGTCATAATAATCAGCCTGTTACCTGAATAAACTGAATTATCATATCCACAGACCGATAAACGCCATTTTGCGTTAATTCAGTAAAGGCCCAACAAAGAGAGCGTCTTATTTTTCCGAAACGCTCGCAGGATAATAACGATAAAGGGTTGAAAGACCGATATCAAAAATAAGTGCCACCTGTCTTCGACTGACACCCCCGGCCAGTAAACGCCCGACCTGCTCGTATTGTTCCTGCGTGAGACGGCGGGGTCTGCCGCCGGTTCGTCCCCTTTCACGGGCAGCTGCAAGACCAGCCCGTGTCCGTTCGACAATTAATTCACGCTCCATTTCTGCCAGCGCACCCATTATGTGAAAAAAGAAGCGCCCCATGGGGGTTGACGTATCAATGTTGTCAGTAAAACTACGAAAATTTATCCCCTGTTGCTGTAATTCATCTGTCAGCGCAACAAGGTGGCGCATACTGCGCCCCAGCCTGTCCAGTTTCCAGACCATCAGCGTGTCACCGGGTTTTAGTTTCTTCAGTGCCCGCTTCAGTCCCGGCCGCTGTGTCGTTTTACCACTCATTTTGTCTTCAAAAATCTGCTCACATCCTGCACATTCCAGCGCATTTCTTTGTAAACCTGTGTTCTGGTCATTTGTTGATACGCGTATATAGCCAATCAGCATGTATTTACCTTCCTTAAAAAGAGGTGGAAAGGCCTTTTAAAGCAGATATACGGCATCCCTGAAACCTCGGTTTACGGGATACGGTAAACAGGGCCGCGAATGCCCTGCCATCAAACGGTACGGCTGTTGCAGCAAGCAGGCTGGCAAATGCCCGCAGAATCAATGGTGTCGCCTTTGACGGCACGCAGGATATAAACATTACGTCAGGAATGCCGGAATCAACGGCCAATCAGCGTTATGTTACAGGGGTAAGACTGGGAGCGCAGGCATTAAGCGGCGGACTGGAATATAATTACTCCCTGTCATCAGGAAATGTGATTACCGGTTTTAAGACTAACGGAGACTGGGAAATGCGTGGTGGTGATGACCGTGTTTATTACAGACAGATACAATATTGTATTAATGGGCATTGGGTATCCGCTGCAAGTATTTAATTAACGGGGGCATAGCACACAGCAGCCAGCATCTGAAATATGCGTTATTTCAGACAAGCATTGCCTGTATATGGCGATAGTATTATTCCTGTTTTTATCATTGATTTACATGGTGATGTTTATGCAACTGATTAATGTCAAACGATATTACCCGAAAGACAAACCCTATGGTGAGGATGTTCAGTATTTCCAGAGTGAGGACGGAAGGGATTTTTATGAATCTATCCCGCTTTTCACAAAGAAATACAAACTCTGTATTTCGCCTGTAACGGGTATTATCTGCTCTGTTGCTGAAGATGTCTCTGCTTTATATCCGGCAGGTTTTACTGTTGTTGAAGTGGACGAACTGCCGGAAGGTGTGAATATTGACGGTAACTGGCAGTTTTCTGATGGCCTGATATCAAAGGTGCCGGTAAACTGGAAGACGGTTGCTGAAAAGCGTCGCTCATCGCTGCTCCAGGAAGCCAACGAAACCGTGGATGACTGGAAAACAGAATTAAAACTGGACATGATTAGCGATGAAAATAAATTACAGCTGACGCGCTGGATGGCGTATATCCGACAGCTTAAAGAAATGCACTTTAATGATATTGCCAGTGAGGGGCATTACCAGGCGATTCCCTGGCCGGAAAAACCGGAATAATTCAGAGGGTGCATTCAGCACCCTTTTCTGTGGTTTACACTGAACTTACCGTTCTCCAGGCATTATTAATATAAATCTGAACCGGGCGATAATAGACCCCACCGATATTGTCCGCAGACCGGGAGCCGGTTTCCTGCACGTTAATACCGGAAAGCATACAACCGGAAGGTGCGCTGTAATTCCATGATATTTCATTGCCTCCGGGTGAATGATAGCTCTGTGCTCCAAGCTGAACATTCTGTACATACCGGCCATCTGCGGTTGACTGCGTCATTCCTGACGTGATGTTGATATCCTGCGTTCCGTCAAAAGGAACGCCATTAATATTTCTTGGGGTGGCGAGTCTGTTTGCTGCCACGGCGGTTCCACCCGATGGCAGGGCATCAGCAGCCTTATTTACCGTTTCCCGTAAACCGACGTTATCGATAAAAGCGCCTTTATCCGGAATGTCTGCGCCGTTCTGCTCCCTGCGCAGGTAACGGTTATCACCTTCGCTCCTGCTGTAAACATCCAGATTATTACGGGCGGTTTCCGCATTCTCCAGGTCGGCAAGGTTCTGATCCTTCGCCAGGGCATTAACGTCAGCGGGACCAAGACTGTTTTTTGTGGCAAGCGTCCCCAGACCAAGATAACCACGGGCCAGACGCTGGGCTTCCGCACCGGCATCAGCAATTTCTTTCAGGTTGTTTTTCCGGGAAAAGGCATTCGCAGCGATAATGGCTTTAATGGACAGCGTAAGCTGGTTTAACTGCGCCTTATCCGGCTGAATACTGGCTTCAGCCAGAATATTCAGCAGTTCGGCCTGGAGAATATTCAGCCAGTCCTGACCAATCCAGCTGATACCTTTTTGTCCGTCACCTTCGGTAAACCAGGTGGTGGTATTACTCTGCGCCGGAGCCAGTTCAGGCATATTCGCCACGCCGGAATTATTATCAACATGGAACATTAAATAGTCTCCTCTTCGTGACTGTTTGCATATACGTAAATAAACGTCTGCCATGCAGGCTTATAACGGTTCAGAATACATTCCAGCGCACCACCCTCATAAATACGCAGCGGGGTGAGAATATCATCCAGCACATTCATATTCCGGTAGCCGGTTTCACTGTTTATCGTGACAATACTGACCCACTGTGAATCCGGTGATGGCTGAATATCTATTTCATAACCAAACTCTGCCGCAAACCGGATATAAAATTCACGGTTAAGAGAGGGTTTCATCCGGTATTTATTCCCTGCATAACGCTGACGTTCCTGAATGGTTGCGCCGGTCATATCACATTCCGGTAACCCCAGATAACGCTCCCAGTCTTCCAGCAGCAGACGGGATGAATCAGGAAAACGTTCTGCCAGCATCTGGTTACCGGTCCAGGAAACACGCTCTGTGGAATGACTGAGGCCCAGGCACAAAGCCGCAAGAACGGATGACGGCCGCTTATCCCATGCCAGCCCGTCAGGCAGCAACTGCAACAGGGCGCGCTGATGCGGGGTCAGGGTTACAGCCATGTGATTTCCCCCACGGTCAGCAACTCTGTATCTCCGGCCATCACGGACTTCAGCGGACTGCGAACTTCAAAATCCTCCAGTCCTTTCACCCCTGCAACAGCCCGCCAGAATGATGAAGGCAATACAAGTCCACCCGGCCGCGATTCGTTATAAAGCAGGTCCGTTAATGCCTGTTTTACGGCAGCCTGATTTTCCGGCGTTTTGGGTACAATCCTGATCTCAAACGCCACCGGCTTATTGGTCAGCTTAAACACGCTGATTGTCGGCCCAAGTGGCTGACCAACGGGCTGGCCCGTCGCCGGATCATCATGACTGCGGATATAATCCGCCACCCGCTTCACATCACCTTCTCCGGGGAAAATGTCAGGGTTATTATCCTGAACAAAAGTCACACCAACACTACCCGCCTCAGGCCATTCAGGCTTACACCATGCCCGCGTCACGCCCGGTACTTCCCGTGCCCAGCGTTCAAAATCATACTGTGTTCCCCCTGATGGCGGGTTCTGTACCCGGAATACCAGCCTGGACAGCAACTCCGGCACCGTTTCCACATCCGCACCACCGGTGAGTCCCGTGCCGGTAACCGTGGCTGTCTGGTTGATGCCCGCCTGTGGCGTGATAAAGGACAGGCGGGTTCCGGTCGGGGTATTTCCGGCGCGCCCCGCACTTTCCGCCTCCACATTAACATTCAGTGTTCCGGCTTTTCCGGTCGCAGAGCCGGTGATGCGGTACACAACACCATCGCTTCGCTGAAGGAGTACGCCTTCCGTGATCCCTGCATCCGTGGTCAGCATCAGTTGTACCGGTCCGTCAGCGCGGGAAGCCGGTTTACGGATGACACCCCAGAATGCGCAGTGTTTCAGGAGTTCGGCTTCATCAGCTTCTGTCGGAATTATCTGCCGGGAGATCCAGGCCAGATGTTCATGCTCCTGTGCTGACAGACCCGCCAGTGCATACGCAATGGCATTCAGGGTGGTTTCATTCACGCCCGGCTGCGAACCGGGCAGGCGCTGGCT